GAACTTAGTTTGTGGAAAACCTAGATTATCTATAATGCTAGCATACTTACTTCTTAGACCTTGCGGACCTTGTACTAAAGCTCTTTGAAATATGTTAAAGTCAACTTTAGTATATGCTGGTGACTCAAACAGTTCTCCAAATAATCTACTTTTACTTGGTAGTACTTTAGGTCGCATAATTTCATACTGGTCAAAATCAAAGATTAGATCTTTCATACCCCATGTGTTAACTAACTCTCTTGCTATTTTGTTAGTATGATCTGGACTGTTATAGTATCTTGCTCGCCCAAACGTACCAGTAGTGCTAAACTTAGGAGGTCGCTTTTTACCTAAAGCATATACTGTTATAGGACCTTCGGGAATAATTTCGTCAAGCATATTATCAATATACTTACCACCCAGACGACGTAAAGCTACAGCCCCTGCCGCAGCACCACCTTTAATAATAGGTCCTCCGGGTACTTTTTTAGCTGTATCAAATCCAGTTTTTAGATCCATTAAAAGTTCGTCATAAATGCTGGATCTTTGGATCTATAAACTGATTTATAGTATCTAGCTGCTTTTTAAATCTCTCAGGATCTATATTTCTACTCTGATTTAGTTTTTGTCTGTTAAGGGCATATGCTGATATACCCTCGTCATCATCTTCGTCAGGACCCATAGCTTCTTCTATTAAAGCGTTAGGGTCGTATGTTTTATTGCTCATAGCAAGATCTACGTCTATGTCAATAAACTTGTCTGGATTGTCTTGATACCTTTTTAATTGTTTGGGTGTTAGATAATCTTCTGGATTAGCTCCACCACTGTTAAAAATCAGTTGCCTATTGATTTCATCATCTTTTTTACTCATCTAATATGTGATAGAATAGTTTGTTCTCTGTCTGTCTTACCGAATGTCGACCTCATCCAGTCTTGCCATTCTCTACTACCTTTGTCCTGATTGCATCGTCGACACGAGGGTACAACATTCGTCGTTGTATCTGTACCTCCCTTGCATTTGGGTCGTACATGGTCGATTGTAAGGTTGTGTAATTCATGAAATTCTCCGCAATAAACGCATTGACAATCGAAGTGCTCTTTGATAGCTCTTCTCCAGAGCCGTTTAGATTCTGAACTTGTCATGGTTATTAAATTGTGTAAATAGTAATCAGGGTTTGGTAGTAATGGTGTCATTAAGTTCTTTTCGCTCCGCCTCTACCTCGGTTTGCTTTACGTGATTCCGCAACGATCTTACCACCTTTATGTGACATATCTGTCTGTGGTCCGGGTTTACGGTCTCTACGTATTTTCATTAAGTCACGTCTATACGCTTTCTTAGATGGTGTGCTGTTAATTGCAGCATTATCTCGTCTATGCTTTTCACGTGACTTTTTATTCTTCCTGTAGAATCTTGCAGTTCTACCGGGGTTAGGGCTTAGTTTAGGTCCTGTTCTTGCCATATAATCTAGATTGTACTAATGTTGGATCTATCTTTGGTATAACTGACGCTAATCTATCTAAGGGACTACCCTCAAGGGCAACACCTGTGATGTCGTTAGTTTTGAGCCAGTCACATGCGGCTTTGAGATCTGCTGTCTTTGCTTCACCGCATTTTATTAAACGTAAAAATTCTTGGGTGACAAGGTAGTGCAGTTCATTAAAACTTTCTTCGTTTGCTTTCTTAGGTATTACCCTTGTGGTTTCGTTCATTCGATGTCTAGTCCTTTTTTGACGATTTGTAGTGCTCTGTCGTCAAGTTCGTTATCTGTAGACTCTACTAGCTTTTCAAGTAGGTCGACTACAAACTTTTTAAACTTGTCGCTTTTTAGTCCTGTTAGTACTAATGGTTTTAATAGTGCAAACATTATTCTTCTCCGGGTGTCGTGATTTCTTTCTTAACAAAGCGTCCGTTCTCGTCTCGCTTTGCAGCCTTTTTCTTAGGCTTTCTCTTAGCTTCTAATTCAGCTTTCTTTGCAGCAATCTCTCTGTCTGCTATAATTTTTGATAGTGTACTCATTAGAATGGTAAAAATTTCTTTTTCTTTGGTTGAGGTGGTAACAACGATTGTATAGGTACGATGTCCTGACATAGGAAAGCTACACGTGTGCCGGGTCTTATGGTAAAACCCTGACGTTGTAACTCTGCACATTTAAGTGCTCGTACAAGTTCGTAATCTAATTGCATCTTCTCCTCTTGACGCTTGGCAATACGTCTGCATTGCTCAAGACCACGCTTATCTAGAGGAACCATAAAGTTAACTTGGAAACCCCAGTTCTCAGATAAAGTATAGCTACTAGGCTCCATACCTGAGTCTTCTCCGACTTCCCAAGGTTTTGTGTGATTGCCCATATAGAATGGACTAAATGTCATAGTAGATCCATTACATGATATACTAGGACCATAGTTTTGACGTGACATCGAGCCGTTGTTCTGAAACTGGACGGCTTGGTTTGTCACATTACCTGTAGCTGCTGCCACAGGGTTTGAGCTATTATTTGTATCTCCCTCTGCAAACGCTGGTCCTACTGTGAGAAGACAGACAGCGATGTAGTAGTAGAGTTTATTGTATAGTTTCTTGTAGTATCCCATTGTTCTACGACGCCAGCTGCTCTAGTTGTAACTTCTAAGTTCCAAGGTAATGTGGTATCAGTTACAGTAAATACTGCATCTCCACCAGCAATACCAGCACTATGAGCTGCTGATATATTACTACCGCTCCATGTATTTACGGCAGCACCGAAAACCTGACGTTGCTCGACCTCAGTTATCGTTTGGGTTGTTGTAGTTGTACTATTCATCGACCCTGTAGTAAACTGGGGCGTGACAGTATTAGCTCTTGCAACTGCGGGTGATAACAATGCTAAGAGAAGAATCAGTTTCTTCATGTCTTTGGTTTTTCTTTGTCTTTTTTACCATTACCTGTAGTTAGTCCGAAAGTAGCAAGTGCTCCAGTAAACACAGAAGCAACGAACGTGATATCGGCTGAAGTATTTGACTTCTTGACCATAGGTAATTCAACATAATTTAAAGTGATGATAAATCCTGACCAGATCACAACACCGAGACGCACCATCGCACCTAGTATCTGCATCTGCTCTTCATGGTCATCTATGTTTTCTTTGAGTTTTGTAAAGAGTCCCTTTTTTTCTTCCGGTTTTCTTTCCATTTTTTTATTTTATTATTTAAGAACTTTGTAATTCTTTCTTTAATATCTTGTATAATAGGTGTAGCCACAGTTGTAGCTGCTACTGCTGTAACAGCTGTAATAACTGTAGGAACTAACACCTCAGTCGATGGTAAAGGGTAAGGTGGAAAAGGAGGTGGTAAAGTTGGTTTAGGCGGGTCCACCGTTTCTACAGGTTTTGTACCTTCTGGTTCTTGTAAATCACTAGGAGGTACAACCAGAGGTACATAACTTGGTACGTCAGCAGTAGGTAACGGTATAGATATTGTTTCTATATCTTTTACAGGTGGAATTACTATGCTGGGTATTTCCACTAATAAACTAATACTATGTAGCCATCACCACCATCTGTTGGGTTACCGGCTGCTGCACCACCTTCACCTTTACCAGATGAATAATATGTGTTTGTATTTGCTGGTGCAGTAATATTATTTTGTGAAGCATTTTGACCACCATTAGAACCTGTAGTAGCTGTAATGTTAGTAGCTAAAGAAGTATTGGCGTAGCCTGAGCCTCCGCCGCCACCTCCAGCGTAACCATTCATTCCACCACCACCACCGTAGTAACCAGAACCGCCAGCACCTCCACCGCTATAACTAATACCACCATCATTATATGGTCGACCACCACCTAAATATGCAGCAGCTCTTAAGGTTGCAGAATTATTATTTGCTGCTGATCTACCTCCGTAGAATGCACCACCAGCTTGAGCATAATGATAACTATAATATTGTGACACTGAAGCATTACCCGCAGCACCACCAGCAGAAGTTGTACCACCATAACCTTGAGTTTGTTGGTTTGTTCTAGAATCTGGAACTCCATCAGTACCACTTTGGTTAGCACCGCCGCCTCCGCCGCCGCCACCTCCGGAGGTTCCTCCAGAAACGCCGCCGCCTCCGCCGCCAGAAAGTAAAACAACATTTCCTTGAGTTATTGACGAGGAACTAAATATCCCTGATAATCCACCGCCACCTCCGGTGTTATGATCTGAAGTACCACCGGATTCTCCTCCGTCACCGACTACTAAATATAGATTGGTAAGACTGGAAACGTTAATAGCAGCTGATGAGAAACCACCAGCACCACCGTTTTCTCCACCGTTGCCAGTATCACCTCCGCCGCCTCCGCCAGCACCCCATACATAAGCATTAAGTGTGGTAAGACCGGCTGGTTTTGTCCAAGTTTGTGGTGAACCAGTAAACGTAAAGGCGTGTGCAGTAGGACCACTTGCTGTAATTGAAAACGCTCTGTCCGCAGTTTTTCCATTAGAAGTTGCTCTTAAAGTAAAGCTACTTGTGGTAGATGAACTAACTGTTGGTATAGTTCCTGTTATAGCACCTGTAGATGTATTTAAACTTAATCCTGATGGTAAAGAACCAGATTGAACTGAATAAGTAACTGTATCACCATCTGCATCTGTTGCAGATACTGTTACGTTAACAGTGTTATAATTAGCAAAAGAGCCTAACGAACCACTACTTGTTACCCAAGCTGGGTCATTATCTACATCTATTTGATTATCAAAAGTTATTGATAAACCAGAAGCATTTGTTACTTTTACATCATAAGGTTCTTGTGCATTAACAAAACTACTCTTAGCAGCAACAGCTGTTAACTGAGTAGAACTAACTACAGTAACTGTTGAAGCAGTTATTTCTGTACCAGTACTAGATATAAATTTAACAGTAGCTCCACTTGCAAATCTTGAACCATTTATTGTAAATGTGACATTACCGCCAGCAGCACTTGCAACTTCAGTAGGACTAATAGAAGAAATTGCTGGAGGTGTATCTATTACTTTCCAATCTGTACCATTATAAAATTCTAGTAAATCATTTTCAGAGTTATAACGTAATATTCCTTCAGTATTAACTCTTTCAGATGTCGTTCCTATTGGTACTCTTATACCACTTGTACCACTAAAACTTGGATTATCAGCAATTTTAGAAGATATTACTGCATCGTCTGCAATTTTAGCAGAACTGATACTACCGTCAGCTACAGCTCCTGTAATGTATATTGTACCAGCCATACTTGAATGACTACTACACTGGTAGTATAAAATGTCAGGAGCGTCGTGTGGTACTGTAATTTTTATTTCTGTACCGTTACCACCTCCATTGTTTGTAACTCCTGTGTTATAGGCATCATTAGTTCCACCATTAGCTATGCTAGTTTTAATGTAAAACGGATGTCCGCCGGAGTTATTCTCAAAAATATATGTCTGACCTCGAGATAAGTAGATAGTAGGATCATTTA